ACGTTCTCTCAATATCCATAAAAAAATTATAAGGAACCCCTAAAGGGGTGCTTAAATCTTACTAAAAAATTTTTTCTTACACCCTATGCGTGTGCCACGGGGGGTATACTATATACTATATATACGGACCCCAGAAAATCTCAGAAATCCCTGTTAACCACTGGGGGGCTAGGGAATATTCTAGTAAATTTACTAGGAATACCCTAGGGGGTAGCCTGTAAGAATATCCAAGGTATAGGCGTAAAGGCCCCCCGATGGGTTCCTATGAACATTATACACCCTATTTTCGATTTTGTCTAGTACAAGATTGTCGCATCTATATTTTTTTTTCTTTTTTTAAAAAAAATACTTGACAAATTTACATATAAGCACTATAATGTATTTATATATATTATTTAAGGGACACACACGTACATACACAACTTAACAAAACAGGGTCATCACAAATAATATAAAAAAACTATTATGAAATTTGAAGCAAACATACCTAGCTATC